ATGTTGATGTCTCTGTCTATGATAATGATACCGGTACTCCTGTATCGATCCCTGGTGGTAGCAATTATTCTGTCCAAAGGATTTATCTAGCCGCGCCAGGAGTTACGGTTATTGAGCGTGGGCAATTTATTTACTCAAATTTAGCAGATGCTCAGGCGGTAGCCCAAGCTGAGGCTCACACTCAAAGTGCGATAGTTGCCCAAAGTTTGTTTCGTGGCTTTATGATCGCACAAAAAGCAACATCCGATTTAGTTGCAGCCGTGTCAGGCGGAACGGCAATATTTCTTTCCGCTAACAAATTTGGAGGCGGCGGTGGCGGTGGTGGTGACGGAGAAATCAATACAGCTTCTAACGTAGGTACAGGTGTAGGTAAGATATTTAAGGGCAAGAGTGTCTTTAATTTAGAATTGAAATCTATAGCCGTTGGGTCTACCAAATTATCTGTAGTCAATGGTACCGATGATGTAACGCTTGATGTTATTGAGGCTAATATCAGTCATGATGCTTTAGGGGACTTCTTAGCCGATGAGCATGTAGATCATACAGGCGTTACTTTAACGGCAGGCTTAGGTTTATCGGGTGGTGGCAACATAGCCGCTAATAGAAGTTTTGCTTTAGATCTAAATGAGCTTTCCACTGTTACGCCTGTATTAGCTGATAGAGTGGCTTTAGAAGATTTAACCGACAACTCAACCAAGGCAGCGACCCTTACCTCTATCAACTCTATTTTAAGCCATGACGCCCTAGGTGATTTTTTAGCCGATGAACATATAGATTGGACAGGCGCATCCGTTAACTTTAGTACCACTGGTACTGTGAGCGGTAGCGATTTTATAGCCTCCAGAGGCGCAGCCGGTAGTCCACCGTACTCCTTCGATGGAGATCCGGATACAGGCGCATATTCTCCCAGCGCTGACAGATACTCAATCACTACAGCCGGGGTAGAGAGATTTCAGGCCACCAATACCGGTCAGCTAATAGCTGGCGCAGGTAGTGCGACTAGCCCAACATGGTCCTACTTGGTTGACCCAGACACGGGTTCCTTTCGTGCGGGTACTAACATATGGGCGGTTTCAACGGGCGGGCAAGAAAGATGGAGAACAAACGCCACAGGTAAAACTGGATTTAATGAAACCACTCCAGATCAGACCGTACATATAACCAACACAGATACCGTCCAACTAAAACTAGAAAAAACAGGCACAGGCGCTTCATCCGCAATGATAGGCTCTAATAACGATAGGTTTGTTGTTAAGGACGGAGCTGATACAGCAGAGTTTGCTAGGACAACTATCGCTACTATCAGTGGGAGCGGCAACCATACGGGCGTCTTTATCAAAGGGACTTCTAGTTTAGCTACTCCCTCTACTGTTCACCAAGCTGGAGACAATAATCAACAAACCTTTATGGGTTTTTTCACTAATGCGACTACTTACGATACAGGGACGGATAGAGGTGGAATCAGAAAAACCTCAGGTTCGAATATACCTGAATTTGTGACCGCTTCAGACAGAAGACTGAAGAAAAATATCATCACTGCTACCGATGATTTCCTAGGGGATATAGATCGACTTAGATTACTTAGATACGACCTTAAAAATCCCGATGCTAATGTAATACAAACATTAGGCTTAGCTTCGCAGGATGTGCACGCTATTTATGGAACTAAGAAAGTAACTCCTACCGATAACGGGACTGATGTCGATGCTAACGGGGATGTACCGGAAGGTGTGCAACATTGGACTTTAGGGCAGAACTGGGACCTTCAGCTCTTAGGAGCTGTTCAACAGTTAAGCGCCAAAATCAAAGCCCAAGCGAGAAGAATAGAAAGACTAGAAGGATAAACAGCACACTTATTCGAGGTTAAAATGAATAGTTCAGGCTATGTGATTTTAAAAAGCGGTGACAGGCTACCTGTCTTAAATCCATTACTATGGGGTCGTATCACAGGCTTGCCTATATCTCTTACGGTTATTAAAGGAGGAAAATGCCAGCAAGAACAGCGCGAAAAAACAACAGACCAGAAACGGTAGCGATTGAATTAGATCTCGAAAACCAGATTAGAGGCTTATTATACCTGTCAGGCGATGAAAGAAAACTTTTAGAGAAACTTGTAAAAGTATATAAATTTAAGAAGCCAATGAAAGAAGTGATTTTAGGTCTTTTCGAAAAAGCAACGTTTGCCGATACTCTCCAGTGTGGTCATGTGTTTAAACTAGTTCAAGCTAACTGTATAGTTGCAAATAAGCATAGCCTATCCACTAGAATGTTTGGAGAGTCTATGAAGGAACTAGGGTTTGATAGAGGTAGTATTGAGGGAAAAAAGCTATACAGGTTTATAAAATTAAAGGATTTAAAAGATGTGTCCAGAACAACCACTGAAGATAGCGTCTAAAGAAAAGCCAAACACAAACGAGAAAATACTTGATGCTATATCGGATTTGATTTGGTCAGATGTTGACGAAATGCAGCAAAAGGCTAAAGATAAGCCAAAGCAAAAACAATATTTCGTTAATGAATTGAATAGAGCTAGGAAGGATTATAGGGAAGTTGTCCTTAAAGGTAACTTTGAAGATCCTAAAGAGATACTTTTAGTAGTTGGGAACCTTGTAGCGGCAACGGCAGCGTTTAATAGTCATTGTATTCTTTCTGTTGCGGAAGCTCTAAAGATTGCAAAATATACTAGGACTATATTAGAGATCGAAAAAAATAGAAGGAGCGAACTTGTTTACAACGGGTTAACAGACTTAGATGACGATGAGCTATTCGCTGAAGCCAAAATCATCTTCAATCAAATGGATAAAAGGAAAAAAGCTTGAAGGCATCGCAAGGCATAATAATCGAAACACTAAGAAATAATGAAAAAAATTTTGTTATCGATAGCTTTTTGAAATCCAATTTAAATAAGGGTATCAATCACCTGATACCGAAAGACTACTACTATAGAAAATACGGCAAGCTGATTAAATACATGTTAGAGAATTCCTTTTATCAAGCTGATTGCATCAAACTCACGAGCAGTCCTGATTTAATTTTAGGCTATATAATAACCTCATATCAAGAATCTCACGAACTATCTATTCATTATCTGTTTGTCAAATTTAACTATAGAAAATCCGGGTTAGCCAAGGCGTTAGTTGAGAGCGTTATGAATGACCATAAAGAATTTTATACGGACAACTATCCATACAAGATAGATGGAAAGTCCAAGATCAAAACTGAATTTATGGGATACCCCTTTAGCTACAAACCATTTATAGGAATTTAAATGAAAGTTAAACGAATCGAATTACATCAGGCTGCGGTTTTCGCGAAAACCCCCCAACAAGGTTTTAGTATTGGTAGTAAGGACGAAAGACTGAGAGACGACTCTGTTGAAGAGATTTGCGCAGATATTGGAAATCAAATCGCTTACATTAGAAACAAAAAATATGAAGTCGCTATACCTTTTGGGAATGTTAAATATTTTATCCCTGAGAGGGAGACGGCAGAGGCAGAGGCAGGGATAGAGGTAAAGCCTAAGACTAAACCTAAGGCTAAGCCAACAGCTAGAGAGTTAGATGCGGCTATAGCTAAGGCGACTGTACCTAGCAGAAACCCACTAACATCACCACCAAAGCCCTAAAGGTGGTCTGTGCAGCTAAATTACAAAGAAAGATATGTTCTCAATTTATACAGAGAAAGGTCTTTAGATAAAAAGGAACCTTGGGATACACCTGATTTTCCAAAACAGAATAACTTTGTAAACTCTAAAGCCTTGCGAGTAGCTGCACAATGTACTCGTAGGGCGGGAAAGTCTTACGGCGCTGCTGTAAAAATGGTTAAGACGGCGCAAGAAAATCCTGGCTGCAATGTTCTTTACATTGCATTGACACGAGATACTGCCAAAAGGATTCTTTATAAAGATATTTTAAGGGTCATATTTAAAAAAAGGAAGATAAAATATACACCTAACTCTACCGACCTGACCTTTACTTTATCAAACGGCTCTGTCATTAAACTTGCGGGCGCTGACCAGTCAGATAAAGAAATGGAGAAGTTACTTGGGGGAAAATACAAATTAGCGGTTATAGATGAAGCGGCTTTCTTTAAGCAAAATTTAAGGAAATTAATAGAGGAGATCTTAGAACCAGCGCTCATTGATGAGGATGGCCAATTATATCTCATTAGTACCACTTCTCACAATGTTCATTCTTATTATTTTGACATTGTAACGGAGAAGATTAAGGGCTGGGAGGTTCACAAGTGGACTTCTTATGATAATCCGACAATAGCCGACAAATGGGATAAGGCTCTAAAGCAGAAACTAAAAGATAACCCTGAGATTATCCATACGCCTGCTTTTAAGCGAATGTACCTGAATCAGTGGGTAATTGATCAGGAATTGCAGGTTTATAAAATCCATGAAAAATGCATGGTTCCGCAATTACCTCAATTAATTCAAGGGGCTACATGGAATTTTGGGCTAGGGATTGACTTAGGTTGGAATGATGAAACGGCTTTCGTTGTCACTTGTTGGAACAAATACGACTCGATACTATATATAATCGCCAAGTATAAAAAAGCGGAAATGGATTTCATAGAAGTTGGAACGTATATAAATAAGCTCAAAGAGTATTACAAGAGTTTCCAATTTATTGTTGTCGATAATGCAAGTAAACAGGGCGTAGAGACTATGAGAAATCATAGTAAAATAAATTTCATAGCGGCAGAGAAACAAGGTAAACGCGATAACATCGAGATATTTAATGGTGAGATGTTAGCTGGTAAAATAAAAATAGTTTCGGACGCGGCTTACAATCAGGGTAATTTCGAGCATGGCAAAGAGTATGAAGATGAGTTGATGAATGAGTGGTCGAACCTGGTTTGGCATGAAGAGCTTTTTAGGAAGGATATTTTTGAAGAACTTTCTAGTTGTCCAAATCATTTGGCAGATGCTTGTTTGTATAATTGGAGGCATGCATTCAATCATACCTCTGTTGCTCTACCAAAACCGAAGGCGAAAATTGGATCAGAAGAACACATGTATCAAGAGGCTTTACGTAATAAGAAACAAAATAGTTTAGATCAAGACTTTAAAAGCGACATGCAGGCATATAGTGAAACATCGGGATTTTAAGGAGTTAAAATGAGTGAAAGCCATGAAGATTATTTAAAAAGATTGGTGGCAACTCTAAGGGAACTTGGAGTTACCTCTTATAGGTGTGCTGACTTGGAATTAATCTTAAAAGATCTTCCAAAACCTTTAGACAAAAAAGATAAGAATCCTCCTATTAAAGAGCCTGATTTCTACGATACTAACTCTTGGCCAAAGGATAAGGTGAGCAGATGAAAGACGTACTAGAAATAAAATACGATCCGCAAACATCAAAAGAAATGAAAGAAAATCATGACAATTGGTGGACCCTTAGCGACAAAGATATGCATGAAAGTCTTTGGGCGTCGATTGACAATATAACGTCCCTGGAACATAGGCGAAGAGTCAATACTAGGAATGCAATTCTCTATGAGGACATATTTGACGGCCGGCAACTCACTGGTTATCCCTATAATTTCGGTAAGGTACCGAGATACACGTCCCGAATTGGCTATAATGTCGTCAAGTCTGTGATCGACACAGTTGTCTCGAAAATCACCAAAAATAAGCCAAAAGTTCAATTTTTGACAGACGGCGGGAATTTTAAACAAAGAAATAAAGCTAAGAATTTAACCAAATATGTAAATGCTTCCTTTAGGAATATGGGTTTCTATACTCATAACGGTAAATCCTTCAGAGACGGAACTGTCTTCGGTACTGGCTTTACTAAATTTTATAAAGATGTTGAACATAAAAGAATTAGATGCGAGCGAGTTGTTACCGATGAAATCATTGTGGACGACGGCGACGGAATGTATGGAACGCCAAAGAATCTCTATCAGGTTCGTTATGTCAATCGATGGTTACTTAAAGAGCAATGGCCTGACCATGCTGAAGCGATAGATGCGGCTACTCCGATAAGCCTTACAACTCTAGGAACTAATGACCTGATTGAAATAGCCGAGGGCTGGCATTTAGGGCATACAGAAGATAGAAAAGACGGTAGGCATGTAATCGTCATTAAGCAAGCAACCTTATTCGAAGAGCCTTACACAGAGGATTATTTTCCTTTTGTTGTTAATCGCTGGACAGAACCTCTTTACGGGTATTGGGGGTTAGGTATCCCTGATGAGCTTTTAAATATCCAACAAGAAATCGATAGAATCCTAAGAAATATTTCAAGAGCTTTAAACTTAATAGCAGTACCTCGTATATGGCTGCCAAATTCAGCCGAAATTGATCCTCAAGAAATTACAAACGAAGTTGGACAGATCATAAAATACAACGCATCAACGGCAGATAGTAAACCTCATTTTGCTACACCCACTGCTATGAATGCAGAAACCTACAATCACTTAAAATGGCTTATCCAAAGCGCCTACGAGAAAACGGGTGTTAGTCAGTTGTCGGCTCAAAGCGCTAAACCAGCAGGCTTAAATGCAGCGGTTGCAATTCGAACGGTACAGGATATTGAAACGGAAAGATTTTTCTCGATTGCTGATAGCTATCAAACTAGTCATCTAGATGCTGCAAAAATTATAGTCTCTCTAAGTAGGTCACTGCACAAAGATCTTATAGATAAAAAAGATAAGAAGGGATTGGTTGTAAAAGGTATGACCGATAACGAGATGGAGGAAATAAATTGGAAAGACTGCGACCTTGATGAAGAAAGATACGTCATGGAAGCTTGGCCAATTAATATGCTTCCTGATAGGCCTGAAGGAAAAATGCAGTTCATATCTGAGTTGATAGAAGCGCAGATATTAAGCCCTGATAAAGCGCCTAAGCTATTACCGTATCCTGACATCCAAGCGGAATTAGAGACGGAATTCGCTCCTACAATGCTAATAGATAAAATTTTAAATAACATTTTGTATGAGGGAAAATACCAACAACCCGAGCCAAATTTCGAATTAAATTATGCAATGCTTACAGCGCCTAAATTTTACAACCAAGGTAAACTGGAAAACGTTCCAGAAGAAAACTTGATGAAGATATTATTATTCATCGATGATGTAGAAAGACTTTTAACTAAAACAAAAGAAGTCGAGCAACCATTGCCGGAAAATGCAAATCCTTTAGCTGACGAAGCGTCGGCGGAATTAGCGGCTCTATCAGTTCCAGACCCAACTATAACTAATCAGGTAGCGGATCAAGGACTAATAAACCCTGAACAAATGTTACCACCCGAAGGAGAATTACCCATATGAGCGAAATGGAAAATAATGGCCTAGACTTTTCGAGATTATCGGAAACGAATTTCAAGGTTGAAACCGTCAATAATGATTCTGGTTATAATCCTACCGCGGATCAAAGTCAGCAATTACCAAACGGCTCAGATGAGCCTTTGCCGACCGGAAGCGATATCGACCCAACAACAGGACTAGAAAGCACAGAGCCAACAAATGGGATTGATAACGAGTTAGACGAAGCAAAGAAAAAGGTTGAGGAAAGCACGCCGGAAGAAAAACAAAAAAACGAGTATAACTTAAAAAAAATGGAAAATATGGCTAGGCTGGAAGGCAGATGGAGAAATGAGAAAACAAGCCTAACATCTGAAAATCAAAGCCTAAAAGCTCAGATCGCAGAAATGAAAGGTCAAAAGTCCGTCGGTTCTTTCAAAACTGAAATGATGGAATTGGCTAAACGAAACCCTAAAAAGTTTTTCGACCAGTTCGAAGGGAATTCGGAATTATTCTTTGACCAGCATATGGGCGTCACAGGTTTAGAAGATGAAAAACAAGAACCTAAAAACGTTACGCAAGACGATATTAATAAAATGGTAGCCGACGGCGTTAAAGCCGCGATGACCGAAAGAGATAAACAAGATCAACAGACCTCTTTTGATAATTCAGTAAAGGAATACCAAGCTACCCTGAAAGATCTAACAAATAATACCGCCGACTATCCGATTATGAAAAGGTTCGGAAACGATGACCTTCATTTACAAGCTTATGAGTCTTTACGACAAGCTCGTAACAGGCAGCCGACACCAAAAGAAGTCATGGATACATGTGAAGCTTACTGTAGACAGGAGATGGACGCCCATAATAAACAACCAACTCGGACATTAAATTCTAATATGTCTTCGCCTCCTCCTCCTGGAGCTGTACCGACTCAAAGCCAGCCAGGGCAATATGATTCCTTAACCAAAGACGAAAGAGAATTTAAGATGCTTGTGGACCGTATGCCCGGTTGACAATTACCCGGGTATCGGGGTATATTAGAACAAAATCGAATAAGGTTTGATTTGCCAGCTTAGATAAAAGGCAAGTCACAAGTTAAAAGACGATCGAACCATTTCAAATCCAAAATTTAAAAAATTTAAGGAATTGTTATGACTTCAGCTCTAACTTTAACGACCTTTGACGCGTTAACGAAGGACTATTACAATAACCAACGCGTTTATGATTTAACTTATCATCGTAGGCCATTCCTTGCGATGATCCCAAAAGATACGACTTTTGGGGGTAGACAAATGCCTCTACCTTTAACCGTTTCAAATCCTCAAGGACGGTCTAAAACTTTCTCAGTTGCAAAAGCTAGATCTACATCAAGTACAACTCTACCTAAAGCTTTCGACCTTACAGCCATTCAAGATTATTCACTCGGTACAGTTTCCAATTTTGCGTTGGAATCTACCAAAAAAGATAAACATGCTCACGCCGCGGCCCTCAAAACGGAAATGGACGGAGCGCAAAACGCCTTGGCGAATTCGCTCGCTATCAACCTTACCCGTTCTCAATCTGGCTCAGTTGGTCAGGTAAACGTTGAGCCTGGGGTAGCCGTCGATACCATTCTGACAATGAAATTCGAATCCGATATCACTACAATTGAGGTCGGTCAGGTCATAAATATCTGGTCAGCAGAATCGGGCGGTACTCAAAGAATTTTTGATACCGGCGTAACAGACGGGACTGTAAAAGCTGTAAATAGATCTGATGGAACTTTCACTATTGAAGAGGATTATACCGCCAACGGAACGATCGCGGCCGATGATTTTATTTTCCAAAAAGGTGATCGTGGGATTGCTATGGCCGGATTAGCCTCATGGATTCCTTTTGTCGCACCCACTTCAGCATCTTTTTTCGGTGTTGACAGAACAGCTGATACTACTCGATTAGGGGGAATTCGATACGACGGATCTTCCGATAATATTGAGCAAGCCTGTATAAAACTTCTGCACAGGGTAGCAAGAGAGGGCGGAGGCGCTCCCGATGTTATCTTGATGAATTTTGATAATCTCCAAAATCTAATATTAACCCTAGGCTCAAAAGTTCAGTACATAAACGTAACTGTCCCTCAGGTGTCGGCCGGTTTTTATGGTGTTCAGATTCTCGGCCCAAGCGGAGCCGTCAAAGTTTTTGCCGATCCATTTATGACCGATGAATTTGCTTATGCGTTGACGATGAATACTTGGAAGCTTTGCACAATCGGGGAAGCTATTAAATTATCTGATACCGACGGGAATTCCACACTTCGTCAAAGTGATGATGATGGTATAGAATTTCGTTACAGAATGTACGGAAACCTAGGCTGTCTCGCACCTGGGCACAACGGGGTTGTCAAACTAAAGTAAATAACCATTAGCTCAACTATTTGATAT